TAGATAGCGAAGAGCTGGAAGCTGCTGCAAAGGATATGACGCCAGAGCAGTACGATCAAGAATTTGAATGTAGTTGGTCGGCAGCTATACGCGGAGCATATTACGGCAAGCTGATGACTGAGATGGAAGATGACGGTCGAATCTGTGCTGTTCCTTATGATCCTACGATGCGAGTAATAACCTCATGGGATTTGGGTATTAGTGACGCCACGGTGATTTGGTTCTGGCAAGTTAGTCGCACAGAAATAAGAGCGATCAATTGCTTGTCATTTCAAGGGGCTGGATTGCCTGAGATTATTAAGATTGTGAACTCAATGCCCTATGATTATGTGCAGCACATCGCGCCACATGACATCGCAGTCAGAGAGTTGGGCAGTGGTAACAGCCGGATAGATATAGCACGCGATCTGGGTATCAAGTTCGAAGTTGCGAAGAAGACATTTGTGGCTGATGGAATCAATGCCGTTAGGATGATACTCCCGAAAGTCTGGATTGATGCTGAGAAATGTAAGACGGGTATCGAGGCGTTAAGACTTTACAGGACAGAATTTGACGATAAGAAGATGGTGTTTAAAGACAATCCATTGCACGATTGGACGAGTGATTTTTGTGATTCAGTTCGTTATTTCGCAGTGACTCGGCACAAGACTGAGGTGTTCTCAGGCGATAATTGGAATGAATCAATCAACAGGTAGCAGATTATGATGAACAAGAAAGAAGCAGCAGTACAGCAGCTAATCGAAGAAGAAGAGATGGCTAGCAATGATGTTGCTCCTATGAGCGATGATGAGTTGGTTTCTGCCTGCACGCAAGAGATTGCCCAAGGAATAGGAAGCGATAACGCATCAAATAACGCGGAAGTATCTTTGCCGTTGAGCTACTACAATGCTCGATTACCAGGCATGAGCGCAAGGAAAGCAAGAGACAAAGACAGTAGTGCTTATGTCAGTGATGATTTAAGAGCAGCAGTCGAAGCAACAATGGCGGAGATTATGCCGTTGTTCACGACTAATAATCTGGGGGTATTTGATCCAGACGGTGAGGATGATATTGAACGTGCAGAAGTAGAAACAGCACTCACAAACTATTTGCTCTTTAATGAGTACAACGGCTATTTGATACTGCAAGAACTAGTTAAAGATGTGTTGCTTAACCGAAATTGTACTGCCAAGGTCTATTGGGATGAGCGGGCACAAGTTACATACGAAACGCTCGATAATGTACCAGGTCTGGCGATTCAGCAGGTACTTCAACCGCAACAAGATAACGAACGCGTTGAGATTGTTGAGCAGTACGTTGATGGAGAAGAGCAAACCCCCATACAGCCTATCATGGATCCAATGACTGGGTTACCAGCCGGCATCAGCGGTGGCGAAGTAATAGAGACTTTCAGTCTTAAGATTAAGCGAACCACACTGGTCGGCAAGCCTGTGATTGAAAGTGTAGCACCGGAAAATATTATCGTTTGTGGGGATCACACCAGCCCAATTCTTTTTGATGCTAGATTTGTCGCACATGAGAAAGTAGAAACAGCCTCGTCACTTATTCAGCAGGGCTTTGACCCCGCTATCGTTGAGAGCTTGCCCGAATATAACCAAGGCCAAGAGTCATACTCTAGGACGATGGACTATGCAGACGATTACGGAAGTGTTGATTCAAGTACAAAGCTGATTCAAGTCTATGAGTGCTATACAGACATAGATTATGATGGGGATGGCATAGCGGAAAGGCGTAAAGTTGTCATAGGCGGGGATAATACTCTATTAAGTAATGAAGAATGGGACCGCGTCCCACTTGTAGGCGGTGTTGGCACGATCATGCCGCACGCTTATCAGGGTGTTAGTCTGTTTGATAGACTAAGAGAAATACAAGATGTAAAAACCCCATTGATCCGGGCTATCGTTGATAGTACAAAATTAAGTGCTAATCCGCGGATCGGAGTAGTCACCGGTGAAGCTAACCTCGATGATATATTAACTTCAAGCACTGGCGGTATCGTCAGAGTGACTAACCCCGGGGCAGCGTTCCAGTTTCCTAATCCTGAAGTGGGGCAGTCGAGCTACTCATTACTTGGGCTGATGGACGAGCAGCGCAGGGAGCGTGGCGGTAGTGCGATTAATACCGCAACCTCAGCACAAAGCATTAGCGGTGATACTGCGCACGGCATAGAGCGCGTGATGTCAGCGATGGAGCTAGCTAATTCTTTGGTTGCCCGAACGATTGGGGAAACAGTAGTAAAAGGTATTTTCATTACGTTGCACTCGATTATCAAAGCTAACAGAAAGGACCCAATTAACGCAAGAATAGGCGGCAAATGGGTCAACTCAACACCTTCCGAGTGGAAGACTAGACCCAACGTACGTATACAAATGGGCAGCTCGTATGCACAGAACCAAAGACAAGCCGCGATCATGCGTGAGATTGTTCAGACTCAAGGCATGCTGGCGCAGACGGGTTCGGTATTGTTCTCAGAAGAAAAACTATATGATGCTTTAACTGATGGAGCTAGATTTGCAGGCATTAACTCACCAGAACGGTACTATGTCGATGTGACATCACCAGAAGGACAGCAAGCTAAGCAGCAGCAAGATCAGCAGAAGCAGCAAGAAAAGCAGAAGATGGACGAGGCTCAGCAAACGATGATGCAGGGTCAACAGATGCTTGCTCAGGCTGAGATGCTCAAAGGCCAAGCGGATATGCAGGCGAATCAGGTAAAAGTACAGAATGAGAAGTTGAAGGCAGAAATACAAGGCTTGAAAGAGCTGGCTAACGCAAACCAGAAGTCAGCAGAATTAGAATTCGATTACGCGAAGTTATATCTAGATAACCAACTCAAGAAAGAAGAAAACGAAAGCAAGCAGGCTTTGGAGCTGACGAAGCTAGAGCTGGAGGCTGGGCGTGATCTTAATGCAGAGATGGAAAGTAATGAAATCGTTTGAGGAAAAGAATGATGCAGTTTTAAAGCTTTTCAGTGACGCTATAAAATATAGTGCTGCTGGAGATGTTTTGCTTGAGGCTTTCGATCATGTCTCTTTGGATGGTTTTCATTTAGAGATGGGAGTCTTTACTGGTGGAACGATTAATTTTATAGCCCATCATAACCCTGATAAGAAAATATATGGATTTGATTCTTTCGAGGGCTTGCCTGAAGATTGGGAAAGAGATGATACAGATATTTTTAAGAGAGGGGTGTTTGCTACTGATTATATTCCGGAAGTAGCATCAAATGTAGTTATAAAGGAGGGCTTATTCCATGATTCATTGCCTGAATTTAAAAAGGAAATATTGAAAGACGCACCCATAGCATTTCTTCATATTGATTGCGATCTTTACGCTTCTACTAAAACCGTATTTGATATTCTATCTGATAATTTAGTATCGGGGACGGTCATCGTTTTTGATGAGCTTTATAATTACCCAGGCTTTGATAAGCATGAAATAAAAGCCTTCACAGAATTCTTGGACGAAAAAAAGATGTTAGTGAAATTTCTAGCTTACAACAGTGAGCATGAGCAGGTTGCGGTAAAACTAAAGGGTGTATAAATGGGACTTTTTGATGAGATAAAAAAACACGGATCAGAGACCTACGACACATTATCTGAGGGGCTGATGGGTGATCGCGCTCGTGGATTGTTGGATATGTTTGCGGGAAATATCAAAAGTGGATTGCCTATGCTAGATAAAGACCCGATGGATTGGGAAGCTGCCGATGTACTGAATGTTGCAATGGGTGGGACGATAGCAGGACGCATGGCAAAGACAGCCAACCCAGACATGCTCAAGCGTGCTGATGAGATGAAAGCAGCAGGCTACTCACGCGATGAGATATGGAAAACCACTGGCGAAGAGTTTAATCAGCCTGCTTTTTTTGACGGTGATGGCAATCTTAAATGGGAGATCGATGATAGTGCCTACAAGTACACGCCTGAGAATTTAGATAAAGAATCATTTAGTGGGATGAGTTATAGAAAAGGGACTGTTGCTAAAAGCACAGACCATCCAGCAATGCTAGATGCTTATCCTGATTTAAAAGATGTGCAATCCATAGATTATCCGTTTAGATCAAAAGCAAGATTGTCTGGACAATACACGCCAGAAGATGCGAAATGGAAAACTCCAGCATCGGTTACTTTGTGGGATGGGGGTTCTAGCACTAAGAGGTCAACAAACCTACATGAATTAAATCATGGGATACAGGATATTGAAAACCTTCCATTGGGGGGAAGCCAAAAGCAGTTTACCACGGTAGATAATGCTGCTGATATAGACATGCTATCGGACGCAAATATTCTAAATAAAATAACATCTAAAATGAAGGGGGATATAGATCAGGCTAAGGTTACTTTTAAGTCTATGCTGGGAAGAGACCCCGCTTTAGGTGCAGAAAGTATTGTACTAGGTGGGGAAAGCTCGGAGAGTATTATTAAACGTAGGGAAGCATTAAAATTAGCAAGTAAAACCCCATATGAAAAATACCAGCGACTGGCCGGTGAAGCTGATGCAAGAGCCGTGGAAGCTCGCATGGATATGACTATGCCAGAGCGGATAGCTCGACCTTTCCCGAAAGATTATGATGTACCAGAGAGCGAGTTTATCTATAACTATAGGAAAGGATTGCTTGAATGAGTAAAGGTAGTTTACGCAGGCCAACTAATGAGAAAGAGTATGGTGCAAACTGGGATTTAATTTTTAACAACAATCTGGAGACAGAAAAAGATGAGAAGCGAAGTAAGCAAAGAGAGATTATTGACATTCTCGAAGATGGTTTTATTAAACCACGAAGCAGAAATACAAGCGATTAATGACCGCATAGATTTCAAGCTGCTGAAAAGGTTTCAGGCGGGTGATGAGAAGAAGCGGGAAGTCATAGCGGCATTGATGAACAACAGAGATATTCTTTTCGCTGAGATGCGAGAGATTATTGCAGAGTCTGTGCAGGCTAACATCAATGAATGATATAAACCTTGATGTGATACTGAAAGCCAGAGGAAACACCTATGGTGAATTCAGGGATAATGCTCGTATAAGCCAAGGCATTAAGTCAGCGATGAGAGTAGGGAACTGGGACACGCTCCCCAACGTACAGCGCGAAGCTTTAGAGATGATAGCTCACAAGATGGCTCGTATTTTAGCGGGTGATCCCGCATACGCTGATAACATGGTTGACATAGCGGGATATGCGACATTAGTAGCAGAAGAAATTAATTATTTGGAGACAATATAATGGAAAGTATGGCAGATCAAATTAGTGCAATAGCGAGTGAAATCAGCCCTCAACCGCCGACAACGACTGAGCCAGCACCCGCTCAAGACCTAGAGCCTTTGCTAGAGGAAACAATCACCGAAAGCACTCAGGAAGACCCGGTTGAAGAAGTGATTGAAGAGCCGGTTGAGCAAGTAGCTGAATCATCCGCTCCGATTGAAGATGAAATATCCACGATTGGAGGACTAGCCGAAGCGATTGGCTGGGAAGCTGCCGATCTATATGGGATGAATGTCCCGATGGGTGACGGTCAGGAAGCTGTACCCCTAGGGCAACTAAAAGACCGCTACCAAGAGTCATTACGGACAGAGACGGCCTCAAAGGCACGGATTACAGAGCTAGAAGCACAAGCAGCACAGTATCAAGGCAATTCTGAGAGAGTCAACGCGGTATCTCAGGAGATGCAGCAGGCACAGGCCGCATTGGTGTCACTACAGAACCAATACCAGGGCATAGACTGGGCAGAAGCAGAGCAAAACGACCCAGGTCAGGCGGCATTATCAAAGCAGAAATTCCAAGAAGCCTACTCGCAAGCCCGCGGGCAAGTGCAGCAAGTTGAGCAGCAACAAAATCATTTCAAAGCGGAGCATTTACAGCAGCAATCCGCGCGGATGCATGAATTAATACCTAGTTGGTCAGACCCTGAGATCATGAAGCAAGGGCAGAACGATATAAAGGAGACTTTAACAGGCCTAGGCTTTAATTCTCAAGAAATCAACACTATGGCAGATGCTCGCGCTGTTTACATGCTTAATGACTATGTAAGGTTGAAGAAACTGGAGGCAAGCTCAAGTGCAGCAATCGATAAAGCACGGAGCGCACGTAAAGCCCCCAGGGTTCTAAAAGGCGGGGGTCGAGCGGTTAATCATGACGCAGTGAAGTCATTAGCAAACAAAGCAACACGGACAGGAGATAAGACAGATAAATTTAATGCTGTTAAGGCGTTGCTTTCTGGTTCTTAAGCGTGTATAAGTAACGAACAAGGTGGCTTAGGCCACCTTAATCAATCTGTAAGAGATTACACACCTCAATTAGTCTGTAAGAGATTACGCCTGACTTATAAAGTTGTTTGCATTGATAAACACGCGCACACGCGCATAACTTTTAATTCTGGAGTAATATAAAATGGCTACAACAAACTTAGATGCAGTAAACCTGGGCGCAGTGCCTGTCGGCGGATATATCCGCGAAGACTTGATGGATAAGATTTTCTCTATCGACCCAATCGACCGTCCTTTCTGTGATAGCACAGGATCGACAACGGCGGAAAATACTTTTAAAGAGTGGGTTATGGAAGACCTTGAAGATGCAACAGCAAATAATGCGGTTGTTGATGGTGCTGATGCAGCTGGAAACGACACAAGAACAGGCGAAAGAGTAGGCAACTATTCTCAAATCGCGTCTAAAGTGGTTCGTGTTTCAGATCGTGGCCGTCAAGTAGATACAGTCGGTTCAAGTGACGAGTTAATCCGTCAGTTGATGCGTAGGCAGAAAGGCTTGAAGCGGGATGAAGAAGCTACGTATTGTTCCAACAATATCGCTGTCCCAGGTGATGGTGCTACAGTAGCGGGTCAAACTGCTGGGATCGGTGGATGGATCGGAACAGGCCAAGCCGCGGTTAATACTGATCGTGGTGCTACTGGTGCTGATCCGGTATTATCTGGCAACCCTGGTGGCTATCCAACAACGAAAGCAGTTGCTGGTACTAAACGTGCTTTATCTGAGACATCCATCAAGAACATGATGAGATCGGCTTACGAGAAAGGTGGAAACCCCACTGTGGCGATGTCAACTCCTGCTGTTATTGAGATATTAAGTGATTATCTTTTTTCAAGCTCAGCAAGAATAGCAACACTTCAATCTGAAGCATCACAAGGTAACCGTACAGATAATGGGTCTGGTGGTGGTCGTAGTACCGGTGGTATCGTAGCTCAGGGTGCAGTTAACGTATTCGTGACAAACTATGGGACATTAGTTCTGACACCTAACCGCTTTCAGCCCGATAGTGCTGCGGGTGCTGCTGATTTATTCTTGCTTGATACTGAGCTTTGGGAACGTGCCTATTTACAAGGCTACGAGACTAAAGATTTGGCTCGTACAGGTACAGCGGAAAACCGTCAGATCACTGTCGATTTTAACCTTTGTTCTCTTAACGAAACTGGGTCTGCTGTTGTGGCCGACATAGATTACGCGCTTCCTGCGGTAGTTTAACCAATCAGGGGGTAGAAATACCCCCTTTTTTTATCTATAGGGGCTAAAATGATAGACGAAAAACCAAAAGCAAAACGTACCAAAAAATCAAACAACGTTGAGTCGGTCTACACAAATTCCGGCAAAGCAAATATCTTTACTTCGCGCGGGCGAGTTGTCCCAGGCGGTGAAATTACCTTGCTAGAGTCTGAAGCTAAAGTAAGTATTAAGCTAGTTCAGGGTCGAGCATGAGTAATCACGTTACTCACATCAAGACTGAAGATGGCAACCTATACGCCAATACTATCTTCTATGATGATGCAGCAAACGAAAAAACAAAAAGGCTACGTGAAAGTGAGCTATTATCACGTGCTAAGCTGAGCGTGCATGAAGATGAAGACATCCGGTTTTCATTCTCTATTCCGTCAGTATTTCAATATAATATCTTTACTCGAGACAATCCCGAAACGTTCAAACTTATGCAAAGCAAAGTAGAGCATGAGCGGATGCGAGGCGCAAAACAATTTCAATTATTACACCCTGAATGGTGTATATCTGCGAGGGTATAGCATGAAATTCAAGCCTTTAATTATGTTCCGAACGCGGGGATTATCTGGTCCACTTTTCCAGTCCTTTAGTAATCGAATGATTCACTCAGTCGGTAACTTTATCGGGAACTCAGGTCCAGTACCCTCACCAGAATTAGAAATATCAACAGAAGACGGGAGCGCATTCTTTATCACTGAAGCGTCAACCTCCGCTTCACCTGAATACATAGAAACGGAGTAATAGAATGTCTACTATCAAAATAAGCGAATTACCAGCCCTCACCACAGCGACAGATACTATAGAGTTCGTTATAAACGATAGTGGTGCTTCCAAAAAGATTAACAGAGCGAATATATTAGCAACAGTTCTTAAAGACGCTGACATAGGAGTTTCAGTAAGTCCAGCATTCCTAGTCGGAACACCAACAATTACAGCACCTACTACAGGCGCAGTAGATTTCAATGGGGAAATAACAGCATCCGCTTATACGACAATTGCTGCCTATACAGGAACCCACGAATTTACTCATTGGGAACTTAGTTACACCTCAGATTTTGCTATTATTGAACTGGAAAGCACTACAGGAAATGTGACATCTTGGACACCGTCTGTCGGAGTCGCATTACAACTATGTTATGTCCGTGTTCGTTATGGTAGCGATAGCCATTTATCTGGTAATAGCGATTCTATTAGTTTCACTACATCAAATGTTTTTATCAATACACCGACACTTACTGTAGAAGGCACTCCTACGGATGTTCCCGAAGACCCTACACTAACGACCAGTGCTTTCAGTGTTGCTAATGCCGGAACTGATACACATGTATCAACAGATTGGGAAGTGATAAGAGACAGCGACAGTGTAGTTGTGTGGTCGTCACTCGCGAATACTGTGGATTTACTGAGTATTGTTGTTCCTAAAGGGATATTGGCTGAATCCAACGCTTATACTTTCAAAGCAAGACACACTGGCGCGACTTATGGTAGCAGTGCTTATGCTAGTGTAGAGGGAACAACATTGGCATTATTTCCTTATAACAACTATTTGAGTGTTGCTCAGACAACTAGCCCATTTGTCACAATCTATGGTAATGATGTTGATACCAGCACTAAACTTCCTGATCCTGCTACGTTGCCTACTGCTAATGGTCGTGGAGTAGCGTTCAGTGCTGATGGCGTTTATATGAGTGTTGCTCATGACACTAGCCCATATGTCACAATCTACAAACGTAGTGGTGATATATTCACGAAACTGGCTGATCCTGCTACTTTGCCTACTTCTACTGGTGTTGGAGTAGCGTTCAGTGCTGATGGCGTCTATATGAGTGTTGCTAATGGTTATACCCCATTTGTCACAATCTACAAACGTTCAGGTGATACATTCACGAAGTTAGCTAATCCTAATATCTTGCCTACTGACACTGGTTATGGAGTAGCGTTCAGTGCTGATGGCATCTATATGAGTGTTGCTCATGCCGCTACCCCATTTGTCACAATCTACAAAAGGTCTGGTGATACATTCACGAAGTTAGCCAATCCTAATATCTTGCCTGCTGGCACTGGTTTTGGAGTAGCATTCAGTGCTGATGGCATCTATATGAGTGTTGCTCATCAAACTACCCCAAATGTCACAATCTACAAACGTAGTGGTGATACATTCACGAAGTTGGCTAATCCTGCTACGTTGCCTCCTAACACTGGTTTTGGAGTAGCGTTCAGTGGTGATGGCATCTATATGAGTGTTGCTCATGCCAATAGCCCATATGTCACAATCTACAAACGTAGTGGTGATACATTCACGAAGTTGGCTAATCCTAATGTATTGCCTACTGGATATGGTAATGGAGTAGCGTTCAGTGCCGCTGGCATCTATATGAGTGTTGCTCATGGCAGTAGCCCATATGTCACAATCTATAAAAGATCAGGTGACACATTCACGAAGTTGGCTAATCCTGCTACTTTGCCTACAGGCGATGGTAATGGAGTAGCGTATTACCCAGGACCATATACATTATGATAATGCCAGAAACACTAACACTAGCACAAGTAGAGGCATTGAGAGCATCGATGCCTACAACAACACAAACCATTGATGAAATGATACAAGAAGCCAAAGACAAAGGAGCAAAAGATGTACGCATACAAGAAGAATAACGAGTTCGTTTATCCAGTAAATCTCAGTTCAAAGTTCAATGGGATTGGTGGTTGGCATCTGAAAACAGACGAGGAACGAGCAGAGGAAGAGTACTACAGATTGGTGACAGTCAATGAAGTTGCTGAAGCACACCAGATTCGTTCTACTTTCGCTGACATCGTTTTAGATGATGAGACGCTTATATGTACAGCGACTTATACACTGACTGACAAGAGTCTTGACTATTACAAGAACGAACGAATATTAGAAGCAAAGGCACTTAGAGAGACTGAGGAGTCTGCCAGACCTGAAGTTGAGACCAGTCTTGGGTTTAGTGTTGATGGTTCTAGTGATGACATAAGAAACTTCGAGATCGGTAAGAGATTGGGATTGCTATTCGTGATAGATGTCGCTGGAATCGAACAAACAATCACGTTGTCTGATTGGGACATTATTATTGATGCTGTATGTATTAACGGACTATCGGTTCTTGAGAAATACTGGGGATACAAAGCGGCAATAGAGAACTGTACGACATTAGCAGAAGTTCAAAGTATAGATATTAAATAGGGCAATGAAACCAGAAAGCCCAATAACAAGTGCCAAACTAATTACCATTAGCGGTTTTATTATAGTTTCAGCATTTTCATGGTTCTTTGCTTTAGCGGTGAGCAGGATTACTGATAACACTAATGGTCGTGGTGATGCTAAGATAATATCTGCAACACAGGCAACCAGGTTAGATGGGTTGGCTAGGCGTGTATTGGTGCTAGAAGATAATACCATCCACGATCACAGAATGTTGAAATACCCTGACCTTAATAAGGATGAATTAAAATGAAAACAATACTATTATTAGCACTATCCATAGCAACAGCAAGTGCTGACCATGCGAAGGTGGATAACTACGCAACAGGTTCAGGTTTCTTGAATGACATCTCAGAGTCTAAATACTTCTGGGAGTATAGATGTGACAGCGTAGACAGTCTGACGGGGGTTTACTTTACACCCCTAGAAAGTGAAATAGATACTAATCGAACTCAGTTATTGAGCGAATGTGCCTTGATGGTTCTGATAGAGGAATCATTAGATGCTAAGGGTGTACAAGGTCTAGTAGACACAACACTTGAGCTAACTGACCCCTCTCCTGCGGTTTATTTTAGACAACTACCGCCAGTCTACTGTGATGGTTTTGCACCACCAATCATTGACTGTATAGTCGCTGATTAATTTTAATATAAAAAAGGACACACTTATGAAAGGTACAATAACATGGCTAGGAATTGCAGTATCGCTGATCTATGGCGTAGGTGGGTACTTTGCTGGGTTACATGGAATGGATGTAATGATGGGGTTCGTGACCGGATCAGTAGGGATGTTAGGGCTAGGGCGAAAGGTAGAGAAAGTCGGTAAAGCTAATGTCGAAGAGATAGCTAAAGTAACTGACGCTAAGTAATTATGAACATCTTAGATAGCCATTTTAGCCGTGAAGAAGTTGCATGTAAATGCGGCTGCGGTTTTGATACGGTTGATGCTGAGCTACTAAATGTGATGGAAAAAATACGCGATATTATAGGCCCTTATCAGCCTAGTAGTGTATGCCGATGTATTCAACATAACAGAAATATCGGCTCTAATGACACTTCACAGCATGTAAAAGCTAAAGCTTGCGATGTGCCTACTAAAGACCCGAAGTCTTTATATGAAAAACTTGATATAATGTACCCCAATAGGTACGGAATCGGGCTATATGATAGCTTTGTCCACATTGATGTCAGATCGCACAGAGCGAGGTGGTAGATGTTTGACATACCCGCAGCGGTAGAAGCAGCAAGCAGTATGATTGATGGGATTGTCAGCCGTATTTGGCCAGACAAGACACAGATAGATAATAACAAACTGGAAAGATTCAAAACTGAGCTTGCTACTGAACTGGCGGTAGCACAGGCTCAGAACGAAATTAACTTACAAGAGTCAAAACATGCCAGTATCTTTGTATCAGGATGGAGGCCATTTGTCGGGTGGGGGTGCGGGGTTGGACTGCTTTATATATCAATCATTGAACCCATCGCCAAATTCATTGCATTAGTAGGTTTCGGATATACGGGGGAATTCCCTATTGTTGACACAGATATAACCCTCCAGGTTTTGTTAGGAATGTTAGGTCTGGCAGGGATGCGGTCTTTTGAAAAGTCGAAACATGTTTCAAGGAGTAAATAACATCTCACAAGATACTTGCGTAAGAATAGCCCTCTTAGAGAAGGCCGCCACTCAATCTCAAAACAGACATGACGATATTGTGCAAAGAATAAATGGGGTTGAATATAAACAGAGTGAAATACTAGCTCTTTTACTGAAAATTAAGTTCGCAGCTTATGGAGGAGCGGGGATACTTGTTGCTGATAACATCGGCATAATCGGCGTCATTAAAAAAATGGTATATTAAATTATGAATTATCAGCAGATTGTAGATACAGCCGTTGGGTACTCAGATAAACAAGACGCGGGTGTTGGCTCAATGTTAAGCTCTTTCTTGTTAGTCGTAGAGCAGCGTTTAGGGGATGCGTTAAAGGTCAGGGAGATGGCAAAGAGAGCGCAATTATGGATGTCAGATAACGATCAGCAGTATGTTGGCCTACCGTATGACTTTGATGGACTACGGGACATTCAGCTAAACAGTGTTAGTCTTGATTATGTATCACCGTCTAAGATGAACGAATTACTAGACAACCAGGCAGCTATCCCAAGTCAGTATGTCTATACAATTATAGCTGACCAGTTACAGATATATCCCGCGACTAACGAGACGCTAGAAATTATCTATTATGCAAGAATACCTCCATTGACTACGTTGGAAGACACTAACTGGGTTAGTCAGACAAAACCGAATTTATATATCTTTGGTCTACTGGTCGAGATATTTAGTTATGTACAAGATGGACAAGCTGGTCAGATATGGGAGCAGCGATTTCAGCAAGAATTAGCTGCTGTCCGTACTAATGATGATGTAGCCCGCTGGAGCGGTACACCGATGAGGATTGTAAATGGTTGATAGAGTAAGCGACTGGGTTTCAGAGACCACAGCAACAATTGGCTATGGGGATATAGTTCTCAACGGCCAGACGAATCAATCTCAAGCTTTATTTAGAGATGATTTAGTAGCAGGCGATGTGTATTACTCCATTGTCGATGGTATTAACAGAGAAGTGGGTGTTGGCTACTTTAATGGCACAAACGGTATTACGAGGGGTACTCAAGCAGTCATGCTAAACGGTGCGTACACTATCACGGTGACCCCTCTTCAATTGTCCGGAACTGCCGTGGTTTCTTGTACCATGAGTGCCCAGGCAATGAACGATTTGACTTCGGGGTTAGCGACCCAGACAGCATTGCTAAGTGCCTTACGGGTAGAATTTGATGCGTACGTAGCTGCTCATCCGTAATGTTTAGCCAAGAGAGCTTTAGCCAAAGGATATTTGCGCAGGATAACAACGGGGTTGAGATTATCCCTGTTGCGCCTCCTGCGCCTGTACCTGGCCTGCCTCCCATGTATGTTACCCCTGTCGCTGGTTGGGGCGTTATATGCAAGACTGTATCCAATTGGCTTACGATTAGCAAAGATAGGCAAGACACGCGTAACTGCGGAGGTGTGACAGTAGGACATGATGGCGGAAATACATATCCAGTTGAGCCGCCACCAGACATTACCTCACCACCGACTGTACCCCCAACCCCATGTGACCCATATTCTACAAAAGTAGAAGCCTTACTTCATCTTGATAGTAACTTAGATATTCTGGGTGATGTTTCCTCAACTGCGCCATATCTCGAAAATGGCACGGAGGCGTATGTTGAATCAGCCTCTGGTTTCGGTGACGCATTCGTATGGGATGGTTCCACTTCATTAGTTGTACCTATTAAGACAACGAACCCGATTGCTTTCACTGTCGAGGCTAGGGTTTATATAACTGGGGACGGCGGTATTTTTGGGGCAACGGGTAACCAATGGTCTATAGTAGCAAGAAGCGGTAACTTAGATGCGTACATACTTGGGACGGGCTGGCGAACTTTTGGGACACTTCCATATAACCAATGGGTGTCTATTGCAATAACGTATCAAGCAAATAACAACCACTATTTAACCGCATTCATTGACGGTATAGAAACTGTTAGTCACAGCAATGGAACTGCATTATTGTTGTCTAATATATCAATAGGAGAAAACGCTTATATTGGAGCATATCCTACTGGATATGTGGATGAGTTCAGGTACACGTACGATACAATTAGGTATGAAATGGGGTATGACTACACACCTTTTACCGTTCCTTTTGTCCTCGTACAGTGCCCTTCACCAGAAACTCCCCCACCAATTGGGCCATAACTTAATTTAGAGGATAGACACATGGGATTAGAATCAGGTACAACAATCGCGCAGTTAAATGAATCGTGGCCGTTGCCTACGGACTCTCGATCAGAGGGTGACGATCATTTAAAGTTGATAAAAGAGGTATTGAAAGCTCAGTTCCCTGGGGTTAATGGCCAAGGCTATGACCAGACTATTCTAGCAACTGAGGATGAGCTTAATTATTCAACGGGGCTGACTGGGAACATTCAAGGTCAGTTCCAAGCACTATATGACCTTATTGGCGTGGGCTTTACTACCGTTGTTGCACCTGCGGGTACTAAGATGCTGTTCTCTTCTGATGTCATCCCTGTTGCTTGGACAGTGCAGAATTACGGAACTGACTACATGCTCAGGATTATTGACCCAAGTCAGGGTGATGTACCCAGAAACATTGGGGATGACCCATTTAATATTAACCTAAATCATCAGCACGATCTACCTGCATCTATACATAAAGCGGCTATAGGTAGTGATTTAGTTATCGTTGGGCAAGCGGTCACTGATTTTGCACCTAAACCGCCAGGCAATGAATGGTCCCCTCGATATATTAATGCGGTCGTAGCTCGGAGGGATGACTTCTAATGGAAGTTGAAACCATTAAGACATGCCCTTTGGGTAGCCAGTGCGTTGAAGTTAAAGAGGGCAAGATTTTTGAATGCCGGTGGTATATAGCGATACAAGGTCAAGACGCTCAAGGAAAATCACAAGATAAGAAAGATTGTGCTATTTCTTGGATGCCGATTCTGCAATTAGAGGGAGCAAGGCATGGTGTCGTAAATACTGGCTCAATCAATCAGCTTGCAGCAGCGATCAGTGGTAAGATGCCTATGGGGTTACCTGTTGAGAAGACTAATTTATTGGAGCAGTAGATGAAGGAATTACTGACATTATCAAACATCGGGTCATCGGGGATTAATACCGATATTACTCCGTGGGAACTGGGTAAAGACTTTGTAACTGCTGGTAGAAACTTCCGTGTCAAAGACGGAGCTTTTACGCCTAATGGCGGCGAGACAGAAGCAGTAGCGTCACCAGACAGCATGATGGAAGTCGGATTCTTAATGTCAGTCAGGCTTGCTGAAAACGATTACTGGATACAAGCCTCAAGAACAAAAATCTTCGCGGCTGACGGAACAGCGGGCTGGTTTGATATATCAAGTACGGGTGGATATGCACTGGTAGCGGGTGCAGAGTGGTACTGGAATGGCTGCCAAATGGGTAACATGGTAGTCATGAACAATTCACAAATATCACCGGAGTACGTACAAAACTTAAGTAGCACTTCAACTCTTGAGCCTTTGATATTCAGTACCGTCCCCGGGATAGCCCCTGCTCCGGATGTGCATACCACATGGGATGATTTAGGCTATACATGTACTGTCATGAGAGCGCATAAAGATTTCCTATTTGCTCTCGGATTAGGGGGTGCGGATGATAACCCTAACGCATACCGAATATCATCACCTGCTGTCACAGACGGGAGACCGTATACATGGGACATAGATGATAGAGGCGGACTAGCAGTAAGACAACAGTTAGGCTCAGATGGCGGCAAGATACTGGACGGACTAACTTTACGTAACGATTTTATAATCTATAGCCGCGACTCAATAGATGTATTAACATTTAATGCGAACAGTGAGTTCTTCTGGAATAGACGAGAGCTGTCTACGAGCATTGGTATCATTGCGACAAACTGTGTAGTGGAAGCAGACGGAAAGCATTTCTTCATGTCAGATGGTGATGTATTCATGACCAATGGCAGTGACATTACTTCTATCATGCACAATCGAATACAGAGACGATATAACGCTAAGGCGCACAAAGTCTTTATGCACCGGTCTTTTGCGATGGTCAATGTCGCACTAAAAGAAGTGTGGTTTTGCATTCCTGAAGGCACTAGCGAAACACCTAATATCGCTTTTATCTATAACTATAGAGATGATTCCTGGGCAGTCAAAGATTTGCCGTCAACTATGGCTTGTGCTGACTATGGCCCTAGTAAAACGCCCGCTGAGATCGCTATCGAAGATCAATGGGATGGAGACACTGAGACTGAGTGGGATGTCGACCAGAAGCCGTGGGGAGCAACAACTATAACCCCCACCAATCGATCATTGCTGGGGGTATATACCGGAGGTAGTCTTAATTATATAGACCCATTATTCAGTACAGCACCGATTTCAGGCTCCGCCAATGTCGACTTCTTTATTGAAAGAACAGATTTCCCACTCGAAGGATACGCAGCAGCCGCGACCGTAACACGCGTATATCCGCATGCTAAGGGAAGTGCTTTTGAATTCCGTTTTGGGTCACAGCAATCACCGGATGGGGGTGTCATTTGGCAACCCTATCAGATATTCAGACCTGGAATAGATAGGAAGCTAGACTTCCGGAGTAGCGGAGTTCTAATCGCGTGGAGTGTTAAAAGTATTAATAATGAGGCGTTTAGGTTTTCAGGATTTGATATTGAGTTCACCCGTGGAGGAAAAAGATAATGTACGAGCAACCGCCAGAGGAAACTACCGACACACTAAAAGGGTATTTTAGACGCTTTTTTGATGAGCTAGACAGGAGGATTAACGCAGCAAATGGCGTGGCCATCAGGCGAGAAGTACCACTTCGACCGAAGGCAGGAACTATATACTATTTAGTTGAAGACCTTAACAACGTAGCAACAGAGGGGTACTATGTTTGGATTAATGGTGCGTGGAAGCGGTTAACTCTGGAGGCGTTGGTCCCATGACTATGACATGTAAATATGCGCTAGTGAAAGTACCCACCGAAAGAATAAGGTCAGCATGGCCAGATATACTGCCTTTCATTCAAAAAGTGGTTGATTGTGCGCCCGATGAATTGACAGTAGAGGCAATTCTGAATAGAGTGCTTAGGAAAGAAGAGGATTTGATGACTGTCATATCACCGGATGGCGAGGTGGTAGCAGCTTTTACATTATCAGTCAGGACGATGGACACAGGAAAAAGGCAATTATGCTTACCGGTCTTAGCAGCGGATGATTTTCACTTATGGATGGATGATGTATTTCCTCAATTAGGCCCGATAGCTGAAGCTTGCGGGTGCTATCAGGTACGAGCCATAGGCGCAAGACCAGGATTTTCAAAAGTCTTTGCTCGCTATAGGAAGATTGTAAACGTACGACATGACATTAGTTTAGAGATATGAAAATAGGCATTTCAACATTCGGGGTCGCTGGCGATATATTACCTATGCTGGAGTATGGGCGCAGGGTTGAAGAAATGGGTCATGATGTTGAATATCTTATATTCGCACTAGATGACAAAGAGTATGGCAAGAATACTGTCAGACTTAACTTTAATGGCAACCGTTTTGCAATGCAAAATATAGACTGGATGTCACCGACCGCTTTAACAGCACTGTATCATGAATCAATTAGTGCTAATATGGGTCTTATAGCTAAGCACTGCTTTGATTTGAATAGTCGATGTACTGATATAGTGAATTTTTATTTTTTACAGCCTATGCGGAATATATGCACTGGTAATTATACATCATTTAGCCTTAATCCTTCGATGGCGGGATGTAAAATTCCTGAGGTTGTTGCGCTGAATGCAGTAGGAAAATCTGACATTATTGCGGTTGACCCTATCTTTGGCGGGACGGGCTATTACTACTCAGAGAACAAAGCCCCATCAGTTGAAGTGCCTAAAGACGCGGTATTTATGGGTTTAGGCTCTCAACAGAAGTTTGTGAAAGATAGAGCATTAGCATTGTTTGATATGATAGAGAAGAATATATCAAAGCCGTGCTTTATTCAGGGCCGTGATTTTGATTTTATTGATTATGATAGCGCATTTGAAAAGTGCAGTGTTATATTGCATCATGGCGGAGTTGGAACAACCCACCAGGCCACGCGATCAGGGACAAAACAGATTGTATTTCCGCTACAAGCAGACAATCTTTTTTGGGCAATGAAAGTTGAAGAGTTAGGACTAGGAATTAACGCGCATACGCTGGGTGTTGATAAAATAATTGAAGAAATAGAGGTAGTATCATGGGTTTAGGTGGCGGTAATCAAAAAAGTTCAAGCTGGAATAAAAGCGAGTTTGATAGTTGGGCAAAACAGAATATTTCACCAGAGCAACAAAGCGCATTAAGCGACCTTTGGGACGCAGGAAGAAATTTTATAGGCCAAGATCAGTCGGGGATGAACGACTGGTTTAATAATAGATCAAGCATTGGCCAAGCTGAGTCGCAAGGCGCAGCTAATAATATGCGCCAAATGCAGGGACAAGCGCAAGGAGCATGGGGTAATCAATTACAAGGTGGCGCATATGCAGGGCAGAATATTGCGGGAGGGCTGGCTAAAAGCCTAGGTGAATCGTTGAATAACCCCAGTGCTATGCAAGATATTAATAGTATGATCATGGGGGGTTCTGGAAATAATTATGCTGATGCTATGAAATCCCAGTATATGCAGGACGCAGGACAAGCACAAGATCAGATGATGGGCAATATGGATGCTAGAGCAGCAGCAGCAGGGATGTCGGGCGGATCTATGCACGGTACTGCGATAGGCCGCGGCATGGAGGATATAAACAGAAATCTTCAGGGGGCGATGGCAAGGACTGGGTACGAAACATTTGATAAAGACTTGAACAGAAAGCTGGGTATTGCACAACAAGCAGACCAAGGTACGCTTGCCAGACAAGGTATGATGATGAATATGTTGGGGCAGAAAAACCAGACGATGCAAAATGCAATCGGCCAAACTGGAAACATGCAGGGATACGCCCAAACTCCGTATAATATGCAGCAACAATATACGAATGATTATTCTCCCCACACTGCCGGGCAAAGACAGATGGACCAGCTCAGTTGGGCGAAGGGGTTAATCGGCCCTCAGCAAGTTCTTGATAGTAGTGGGTCAACCGGATCATCTGAAGGGTCGGGCCGAAGTAAAGGTATGAATTTCAACGTGGGGAAATAAAATGGCAGGAATAACAGAGTTATTCAGTGGTATCGGTGGCGCAGGTAGTCTTGGTGGTGCAGCTAGTCTTGGCTCAGGAATTGATGGTATATCAGGTGCTGCAACTTCTGGAATGTCCGGGGTTGATAGTTCTGGGATAGGTGGCCTATTGGATTCAGATGAGTTCGGGGAATACCTGGGCAAGAAAATGAATGCTAGAGCTGGGCAGCCTCAACAGAGTACAATGCAAGGGCAAGCCCAAGGGTACCAAGACATGTCTAATGGACAGCAAGGACTTCAGGGGTTATTAAATCTTATGCAACAAGCGAGAAGATAATATGGAATACGATCAGCTAGGTGGATTTTTTGCGTGGTGGTATCAGAAACGACCCTTTATGCCCCCGACTGTCGGTGAGGTGGTACAAGTAACAGATGTTTCTATGTCCTCAATCGTTTACCGATCTGATGATTTTCAAGTTCAGTATGTGACATATTCACCAAATTCTATCGTAGCTACGCACAGGCATGCGAATGTAGATAATATTTTAGTCTATGGTTCTGGTGATGTTAATTTTAGACGCAACAATGAGCCACAATTGGTATGTAATACTCCCGGACAGGAGATTATACGGATAAAGCCTGAAGACTGGCATAGTGTAGAGTTTGGCCCTCGCGGTGGGGCTTTCTATTCAATCCAGCACTGGCTAGATAGTAAACCCGGTTTTGTTTTGGACGACTGGGAATTTAAAAACAAAGAAGAAACTAGGAAGGCGCACCATGGGATTACTTGAAGGGTACTTGAGAACGGTTAGTCCAAGCTATGCAGCACGTGAGAAAGAGCAGAGGGCGCAAGATAAAGAGTATGAGCGTGTCGATTACTTACAAGGTCTATTAGGTGAGGCAGATACACCAGAGCAGAATCTTGCCTCTGACGCGTTTACTATGGATGAGGCCGCACTTATGCAGCAAATGGATCAGACAGATCAGGTCTATCAGCAGGGCAAACAGGGGACTGGTCTTTTAGGCGGTCATTTATCACCTCAAGAAATTGCAATGAAATTCATGCAAGCACCAGGCGCAAATGCACAGACTCTGGGTCGTGAACAGATGGGAAATATCCTGAATCCTAAAGCTGCTGGTGATTTGTATTCTAATTTTAAGCAGGACAAGGATGGCAAAACTTATGCTTACAATAAAAATACACATCGGATAGAAGAAATTCAGGGGGAAACTATACTCCAGAAAGAACATAGCCCGATGGTTACAATAGATAATAGTGACAAAAGCGATCCGAAGCCTGGCCCAGTGACAGGGATGGTCGCTGTAAAAAATCCAGAAACTGGCGGATGGGAAATGCGAGTAGTCCCTAATGGCCCGCTAGATTTAGAGGGGCCTAATAATGTACGGCTAGAATCAAAAGACTATGCAAAGGATTTTACACCTATAAGAAGAATAAACTCAGGAATAAAGAGCCTTAAAAATACTGTTAACAAGTATGGTGTTACTCCAGTACCTGGGCAGCTTGGAAATTCACTTGCAGCACAGTCAACCGATATTATGATGTCGCTTAAAGAATATTATAATCTCGGTGTTTTATCTGGCCCAGATGAAGTGTTAATGAAAAAGATAACATCAGACCCTACTTCTTTAAAAGCAGCACTTTTGGGTAAAGATGCTTATATTGCCCAGCTTGAAGAGGTAGAAGGAATTATGAGAAGAGCTCATAGTTCTTTGGATGAGCAATATTCACACTCTAGGCAAGCAAAGAAACATATTGCAGAAAAGAAGGCATACTTAGAAAAGATTACAGCGGATCTTGGGGAATAATATGGCTACTTTGGACGAGCAAATAGCAGAAGTAGAGGCTAAGCTAAGAGCAAAAAATGGTGGTGCAGCCGTACATCGTGAGGAAATAAATAAAGGTACATTGGATGAGCAAATAGCAGAAGTAGAGGCCAAGCTACTAGAAAAAAATGGTGGTACAGTAAAAAATACGCCTTCTGATGTCATTGGCGATAACTTAGGGTTTATCGGGCAGAATATGAGGTCTGTCATTGAAGGTGTTTCTGCTGCGCCAGGTGGTATATATAATGCTGTAGGAATGATTGGTGAAATACCAAAATTAATCAGCCCTAAGCCAACATGGAATCCTGACACAATCGATACTAGGCAATATGGATCTCAATTTGCAGATACACTAGGACTCCCAAAGCCTACATCACCAGCGGCTAAAATATATCATGAGACATTATCAGGGATTTCAGAAGCTGCCGTGCCTATGGGTCTTGTAGGCTTATTAAATAAGGCTAAAGGAGCGACCAAAGGTGGTGAGGTACTAAGTAAAATAGTGGGAAGCGATGAGGTGGCATCGACTATTGCTAGTGTTGCAGCAGGATCAGGAGCAGCCGAAGTAGCAAGGCAAGGCGGAGCATCAGAGATGGAGCAGATTCTGTATCCATTGCTCGCTGGTACATCTGCTGGAGCGAGTATCCCGATGGCTAGAGCAGCAGCATCAGGAACCAGTAGATTGATTGCTCCGATGCTAGGAAAGGGAAGCGAAGGGATTGCTGGAAGATTACTAAATAGAAATGCAGGGCCAAGCTCTCTGGAGATGCTAGAAAAAGGAAACTTGCCAGGTCTTACAGCAGAAATACCAAACTTTAATCCAACATCGACACAGATAACGGGTGATCCTTGGCTGGCTGGTATATCTAGAGCCGGTGAAAATAGCAACTTCGATCCAGGGAGCATTTTAAATAGTCGAGCTAACAATGCTGCTGCAATTAAGAAATACACAGAAAATGCAACAGGTACGCCAGAATCAAGACAGGAAATCCTTGATGTTGTTGGGCTATTAAGCCAGGAAATGACAAACCCTATGCGACAGCGGAATAATCCAGTTAATATTGATAATGTATATTCTTCTATTAATAGCGCAATAAAAAAACACAAAGGAAACACAGGAATCGTTACAGGTCTTGAGCGAGTAAAAAAGAATTTACCTGACACAGTAAAGTCCAACTCATCTGAAATAGACCTACTGACCCTGACTCGTAACAATAAGCAATCAGAACTAGGATTCAATGAAGTTTTAAATGCTAAACAGAATATTGATGAGATGTTGCGTACGCCAAAAGCTCTGGCAGACAAAAAAACAATGTCTGTACAGAAGGCAGGAAACGCACTTAAAGGAGTGAAAACGCAACTTAACAAGTCTTTATCAGATGCTGAGCCAGAGTATATGGATACGGTGACTGACCAAGCCGTGGCACTAAAAGAATATGATCAGTTGGTGGCTGCTGATAATCTGGTGACAAGAGCTACAGGGACATCACCCTTAATATCTAATGCTGGTGGAGTACAGAATGAAGTTTTCCCGCTTCAATCGAATTCAATGCAAAGGTTTTTAACCAATAAAAAAATGCTATCTAGCATGAATGATGGACAGATTGATATATTAGAAAATGCTAGGAAAGCATCCGCATCACAAGCAAGAAACAATGCGGGTAGAGCAACAGGATCAAATACCGCTCAAAACCTGCAAATGTCGCAGCTAATTAAGGATGATATTGCAAATACATTGGCTGGGAGTAACGACCCTGGTTTTATTGCTAAAGGGCTGAGTAATATAGTTGATAGAGCATCGAAGTATATATCAACTGGGAATAATGAGCAGATTTATCAGCTATTGATTGATGCCGACCTAGACCCCGCACTCGCTGCTAGGCTAATGAGAGAGCATGCTTTAGGAGGTAAAAGCACGATGACTAGGACGACAACAGGTGGCGCAAGGGGGGCGTTATACTCGCAAGATCCTAGGGGCTATTAATATTTTTGCCATTTACGCTTTTCTGAAATATTCTCTATAAACGATAGTTTTAAGTGCCGCATCTCTTTTTTAATTATGAGTGGATTAATACCTCGATCCACCAAATAATTCAATCGGGCGTTAGACGCGATGGCCTTCTGCTGTTTCGCACTCATTTATCCATCCTTTTCTCAAATGCGGAGGTTGTGCGTAATTCCTGCTCAAGAATTGCGCTTAAACCATCCTCATCCATATATTTTAAATAATTAGAAATTATAGAATTCCTGGACTCCTTTGATATTTTTCTGCGTTTTAACAATTTGTCTAATACGTGTCGGAAATCTGTTTCTGAACCCATGTCAGCCTCCTTTATTTTCAACCGCTTCCAACGCGGTCTTGATAGCATTAGCAATGAAAGCATTGGCTCGTATATCCTGAGTTGCACAATGGATATTAACCTTGATCATTAATTGCTTACTAATAGCAACCTGTCTTGTTTCAACTTTATCTTTCATTTTTATTCGCTCCATTCGATTAAAATTGTATCAATATAATCATCGCCATCATACGCGACCCCTTTTGCTTCATGCTTACTTACGTGTACACCACCGATTTTTACCTGGCCGTATTTGTCTTTGTACACGTTAGCCCAACGCGAATGCGTTTCTATACTTATCATAAGGTCCAGACCAGATTCTTCATCGCCTTCTAGATATGAACCATCAGCGCAATGTCGTGTTACCCTGCCTTTACTATCAACTACCACAATAGGCTGCTCATTTTTATTCGCATATTCTAGATGAACAAAATCTGCAACACTAACTAATCCACCTCGATCCCTAAAAGTGACACGATCTGGCTGATCCAGCGCAATATCTAAATTAAATTCTTTCATCTTCTTACTCCTCTGTTTTTATTAATGAACCTATATAATAAATTAATACTTATAAAAAGTAAAGAATTATTTTTTATTTAATGATAATATTTGTTCTTTTGCTGCTTCAAAACCTTTACAGACTAGGACTGTATAACCCACATTTTTTAAATAAGAGACGATTGTTTTCTGATCTGGTGATAGTGATCCACCTTTTGTTCTTTTCATCTCAACCCAAACTCTCCACTCAGGTATAAACAGATCAGGGATACCTTTCACTGTGCCTTCCACTTTTAATGCCATAGCCGTTGATTTACTCCGTTTTCCTCCATTGGGTATGGAATGGATTAAAACCCCTGGATGAGCGCGTCTGAACCATTGCACAAACATCGCTTGTTCCCAAGATTCTGTGGGTATTTTTTCTGGTTTTTTTATCATAATTTCTCCTAAAATGGTATGTCATCAAAATAGCTCTGGCAAGAATTCACCGTTGCTGCAAATCCTTCGGGTGGTGTGGATTTAAAATGCGTACAGAATGAATCGTCCTTTTCGAAATAAGAACAAGTATGACAGCACTTAGGCATCCGTACTGATAGTGAATCCCAATATTTTGTGACAAAATCTGGTTCTTTATACATCGCTCCAACTCCTAGTTAATACCTTATTAAATCGTCCTTCCCTTATAAATTCTATCGATGATGGATGTTGTCCTAATTCTTGCAAGTCTATTGCAATATAATCAAGTGATGAAAAATCATCGTTATACGTGCCAGATTTAAAAAAAATTTCTTGAAGTAATTGCCTCGCTTTTGAGCCGGCATAACCATCATGGGTAACGCATAAATACTCAGTGACTGGGGGATCAGATAGCGCACCATAATAAGTGACTGCTAACATCTCCTTGCCGGATGCTTTTGATATATGCTTCCTCCATATCCAACTGGTGACCTCTATCTCTGTACCTTCTATCCCCATGATGTCGTCATCTCTGAGTGAAAGCTTTGGCTTTTCTGGTAATGGAAATGGCTCTCCACATGCAGGGCAGACGGTCACTGATATATAGACAATCTCCCCACATTCGTCACATATTTTTACCGGTGCTTCACCCGTGCCTTCACCTTTTTTATTCGGTGGGGTAATATTGGTTATCGGCCCATGCGCTTCAACCACGCCTGCAAAATCCAGAACTAAGCAATGGTCTGTGTGCGATTTAGGACGCATTCCCCTGCCTGCCATTTGAACATACAGGCTGGCTGACATTGTGGGCCTCAGCATAGCGATAAGATCGATGTCTGGGTAATCAAAGCCTGTCGTTAAAACATTTGCATTCGTTAACGCTTGTATCTTACCTGTTTTGAAATCCTCAATGATTTGCGCTCTTTCTTTCTGCTTTGTCTCACCGGTAATACATTCAGCAATAACGCCATTATCAATCAATATATCTCTTATATGGAATGCGTGTTCCACACCAGAGCAGAAAAACAACCAAGCTTTCCTATCTTGTGCAAGTTTAATCACTTCTTGCACTACCTCCTGATTAGTCTGGTCATTATCAACTGCTGCATGAAGTTCAGACTCTATAAATTCACCCCCCCTCTTATGTACTTGGCTAGTATCGAGCTTGATACTTGTTATTTTTGACCTCAGTGGCGATAAAAAACCTTGTTCTATCAATTGTTCAATAGAGACGGGATTAATCAATTCATCAAATAATGCAGGCTCGTCAGTAATTAATCCGTGCCCCAATCTGTAAGGCGTGGCCGTCAATCCAATCACTCTCAATAATGGGTTAATAGCGAGCAACTCGCTCAACAGCAATCTATATCCGCCCTCATTTTTATGGCTGACAAGATGGCAATTATGAACAGCTACATCATTAGCGAAGTAAGAAGGATGTCCACTGACTTGAATGTTGAAAACAAGTGTAGGGCTTTCTCGTTTCTCACACGAAACACTGACCAACCTAATTTTGTTAGAAATTCTGTTTTCTTTAAATCTTTTTCTTGAGAAAGAATAGTTCCGTGACTTCCACCATCCAATTCTATTGCTATCATAAGCTTTTGATTCCCTATATCTACTTTGTAACAATTCGGATATATTCCATTTCGATGCCCTGCATGTGTCTTTATTGGAAACTCCGCAGTCCAACCATCTCCCAATGCGTGAAGTAATGCTAATTGTGGCAAAGATAGCAATTGCCCGTTCCCTCCACGATTTATAGGCTTGTGTTTCAATTCCTTTAGCCTCTTGCTTATCTTTTGTCTTGCTTGTGATGTCAATACAGTCGGATGTGATCTCTTTGCACACTTTATTGAGCAAAAATTTTGCTTGTTCCAGAGAGGTTCTGGTTGAGCTGATTTTATCTTCCCATCTACAATCTTTATCCAAGGTTTGAACTTGTTTCCACAAAGACCGCATACTTTCGATGCTGAATAAATCCTCTCCGTTCTCCAAGGCTTTAGCTTCAACCCATCCTCTGTTTGTGAAGAATTTATGGTTTTCTGTACATTGGATTGTTTTTCCATTACTTAACTCCAGTTTATATAAATCATTTGTGGTTTTGCATGAAGTTGCCTCAACAACTCCAACTCCGCATTGATTATATACTATGTCGCCACATCTCACCTTGTCAATATCAATATATCCATTAGGAGTAGATATTTGTGTTCCTTTTACAAAACACTCATCTATTATCACCAGGTCAATATGCCCTATCTGTTCTGCTTTATTTCTAACAGATTGAATGCCTGCAAAAGTGATTGGCTCTCCTAGCTGCTTCATTCTGAGACTGGATGAGTAAATCCCCAAGGGCGCACCTGGCCAGTGCTGCATCATTTTCTCTGCATTTTGAGATATTAATTCCTTTACATGTGTCAGCATTAATACACGGGTTTCGGGCCAACTGTGTAGTGCATCTTTACATAGAGCGGCAACTATATGGCTTTTGCCTGATCCTGTAGGTAACACCAAGCAGGGATTGCCCTTATTTTTTTCGTTAAACCATTTATACAAGTCATCAATGGCACGTTGTTGATATTCTCTTAATTTCATCCCACTATCCTCCCATTAAATGTGGTCCTCAACTCTTCAAATCCATCCTCAGGGTGAGCGCAATAATGCGGATTAGCCAGTATCTCAGATGATTTGTATCCTGCATCGCCATTGATTACATCAGACCCCTCAATCACATAAATAGCACTGCTATCAGTCCCATCTTTTCTCTTGTACGGGACGAGATCAGGATGTAACACATGTGAATCACATCCAGTATGCTGGTAATCAACAGGTATCTTACCTGCTTTATGCAGCTCACACCGCCATGTGCTATCCTGCATGGGTGTTGAATGAGCGCATGTTCTACAGTTAACGTGCTGTGTTGTTTTGGTTTTGTGACAAAACTCATGGGCAGAGCAAAACTTGCACTCATACCAACTTGGGTCTGAACTGAGCGGCTCTGGCATTCTATCCAGACCAACGATTCTATGGCCACGATCTACATATCTCTGTGCAAATTCTTTGTCTAATTTTATCCGCTCAGTATAGATCCGGTCATCATTCTTGCAGACTGCATAATATAAGGCTCTATCTACTTCAGCTCCCAGCATATAGACTTGCATCTGTACATAATGCAGCGGTTTGGATTTCTGTACCCCACTCTTGAGTACATCGTTAAAAGATTTAAGCGCGTGTGTCTTTGCTTCTAGTATGTGCTTAGTATTCATCGCCCCAGGTACACCAAAAGAAATAACTCCATCCATACTACCGGAAACATGGAAACCAAAGTCAACTCTAGACTGGTTAGAGGTGGTGTTATCTATATGCACACCCATTGCCCTTAAATCAGAAACAATCGTTTTTTCTTCGTTATGACCACGCCTGAACAATCTTAGTATCCTGCCTGGGAACTGCTCCTGTACCGCCCAGCGAAAGCCAAGCCATAAGTATCGATCGCAATTATGCCCCAGTCCTGAAACACCCATATGGGGTCTAGGCTTTTCTTTTCTTGCTTCGTGTGCTGCGTCAATAGAAGCTTCAACGCTGTTATCCATCTCTGGTATTTTCATATCATGCCCCAAAATAATAAGAGTGGGGGTTTCCCCCCACGCCGTTTTATGACTTAGCTATTTGCCCATGGTGGTGCTTCTGCTTTTGCAGCTTTGGGTAATGTGGGAAGAGATCCTGTTATGGCCTTAAAACCACTGACATCATTTGATGCCGCGTAATTGTCATTCTCAGCGGTGACCTTTAATTTAATGGATAAATCACCTCCAATAAGCTGGTCAGTGTCGTTGACTTTGGTTAGGCCAATCGCTCGCATGATGTTTCCTAGCTGCTGACGGCCTATTTCTTCTGCCTTTGGATTAGGGTTCTTGATGTTTAAGTTGCCAAACACAAATCTCCCCTGATGTGACGGCCCGGTGATTCCATACTTCACTGAGATATACTTGCCAGTCCCTGCTTTTGTCGTGCGTACTTCTGCATCAGCAATACTCGCGGTATACCAGCCTGGTGGAAGTGGCTCAAAGCTATTTGTATCAACAGGTAGTTCGTCTAAATTGATTTCTTCTTCTAAGAATGACATTATATTTCCTTGGTTATTTTAAATGATGGTCTGCTTGGTTTAGATGTCACAGCATCTAATAGCGGGCCGGTTATCTCTTCTGAGCTATTCATCCATGCCTTCATATCAATAGTGGGCGTCCACTTTAATAAATAAGATAGATGGTCTGACAGCCCATTTTCTGCTGCAAGTTCTTGTACTAATTTTGCATCCACTTTGCGCGTGATTCTACCGGTCACTTTGATAATATATCCACATGATTCAGTCGTATCAACGCCTTCTAAACTTTCCTTAATTCCGATGAGTGCTACCATCTTATCTTCTATTTCTCTCCTTTTCTTTATCGCCTCTACTTCCTGTTCTTTAGAGCGAACCCATAACCGAGTTAACTCTTCAAATTCATCCATTATTCACCTCCAATTTTTGTAATGATTTCACCAATATCCGGTTGCTCCCATGATTGAAGCTTTCCTGATCTGTCTTTTGCTAGCCATAAGCCGTCTGAGTCACACATTAGAGCTCTCTGAGCAATACCGTCTGCATCTTTTTCAACTCTTAGTGCAACGACTAAGTCAAAGAAGTACGGCAACGCCTGCCCCACTTTGTTACCAGCCATGGATGGCGCGTAGAGCATCCTTCCTGACTCGTCTTGTGATTTCTCTACCTTGGCTGTCATTAATACATTCTTACCTTTAAGGTCACGGAATGAACGGATCAGAGCTAGCATCTGCACGGCCATCTCGCCATACGCTGCACGACCGTCTTTGTTCAGTGTTTTTTCATGTATTAAAATCACTTCTGATATTTCAGAAAGTGAGTCTATAATGACAGAATCATATTTTTCGCCTTCTTTGGAAATAAGCCAGGCGTATGCTTCCTTTAAGTCATCCATGCTTTTTACTTCTATATAAGGAATGCTTGCATCTTTTATTGATAATAAGCCCCCTTCTGCACTGATAATGACAGGGTTTGGCATAGTAGTGGATAGTGTTGTCTTACCAACACCTGCATGACCGTACACCAATATCTTTACACCGTCAGAATGCGCGTCCGCTGTGTTTTTTAAGTCTATCGACATCTTGTTCACCTCTGTTATGAGCAGGTTGGAAAATTCCGGTTAGCTCTTGAGTACCATTATAACTAAAAAAAATAAAAAGTAAACATTTTTTTGTAAATAAGCTATAATGATTTAGTGTTTACTTAAATGAGGGTTATAAAATGATGGAATTAGAAGAAATACGAAATAAGCTACAAGACAGAAGAGTTCTCATGGTTGCAGAGGCAACGGGGCTGCACTTCAACACGGTCAGGAATGTGCGGGACAATGTAAATGCCAATCCTACTTATAATGTGATGGTGTCACTCTCAAAATATCTAGAGGAAAAATATGACTGATATAACGGGGATAACGAATGGGCCTTTTACTCTAGAAGATAAGTTTATAGAGAGCCCAGAAAACCAACTCAGAAATGCCATGCTAGATGCTGGGATTGAACCCCCTAGAGCACTTTATCTGGATGGCAATATCCACCGCTTTAGTACGAATTCAAAGGGACAGTCAGGCCATGGAGACAAGCCAGGATGGTATGTTTGTTTCAGTGACTCTATTCCTGCCGGACGATTTGGGGACTGGCGATCTGGTATTGAAATGTCATTTCGTGGCGATATTGGCAGGAAGTTTACTGTTGCTGAAGAGATGGTGCATGCCCGTAGACTCTCAGAAGCAATGGCGCAGCGTGATCTGGAGCGTGATAAAAAGCACGAACTGACAGAAAAGGTTGTTGAAAAGATTTGGGATAATTGCCTTGAATCCGACCCACAGCACCCTTACTTACAGAAAAAACGCATCCAAAGTCACAGATCAAGAGTGACGGGCGATGGTCGTTTAGTTGTTCCCTTGCGAGATATAGATGGTGCGATCTCAACCCTTCAATATATCTCAGGCGATGGCTCTAAGCTCTATCACAAAGGTGGTTCGACCTCCGGTAAGTTTTGGACAATCGGGAATAACGACAACTTTAAAACCCTGTACATCGCTGAAGGGTTCGCAACAGCAGCGACTATCCATGAGCAGACCGGTGATAACTGTATTGTTGCCTATTCTGCATCTAATCTCGTGCCTGTAACAGGTTTGATTAGAGAAAAGTATGGAATAGCACTGGAAATAATTATCATCGCTGACAACGATGCTAGTGGAGTAGGGATGAAATATGCAGAAAAAGCTAGTGCCACACACGGGGCTAGAATTGTCATGCCCCCCAATGAGGGTGATGCCAACGATTTTGTCAATGCGGGTGGTGATTTCATGAACCTGGTGTCACCAAGGTCAGATGAATGGCTTGTCCCAGCAGACGATTTAAGTGCGCAACCCGCTCCATTAAAATGGATGGTGAGGGGCTGGATACAAGAAAATGCGCTTATCATGGTGCATGGCCCGAGTGGTGGCGGAAAGACATTCATGGTGTTAGACCAGTTATTATCTATTGCAGCAGGATTGCCAGACTGGGCAGGGTGTAAAGTGAAAGCTGGGACCGTGGTTTACTTTGCGGGAGAGGGTCACCACGGTTTGCGAGGTAGAATTGCAGCTTGGAAACACCATAACATCGTAGATACGTTGGATATGTGGGTCAGCAAAGACGGTTGTGATCTGAATACACCTACTGGCTATCAGCGCGTCAGAGAGAGTCTTATAAAATTAACATCACCTCCTAAAGTCATTGTCTTTGACACACTACATCGTTTTTTATTAGGTGACGAGAACTCTGCACAGGACGCTAAAACAATGCTGGACGCTTGCAGTTTATTAATGAATGAGTTTCTCTGCTCTGTGATATTAGTTCACCATACTGGCGTGTCCTCGGAAGCACAGCACAGGGCTCGTGGCTCTTCTGCCTGGCGCGGGGCATTGGATATAGAAATCAGTATTGTGCCAGGGGATGAGGCCAGTCCGATGGAAATACACCAGAAAAAATCAAAGGACGCTGAGCTTGCGCATTCTATTTACGCTAATTTAGAAGGCGTGGATATACCAGGCTGGCGAGATGAAGATGGCGAGCAAGTATCCAGTGCCGTTTTAGATATTGTGGCAAACCCTAAAGAAGGGAAAAAGCAAGACCGGATGAAAGACAAAAAAGAAGAAAATCTCAATAAATTTAAAAAGTATGTTGAGAGAGCATTTTTTGCCAGTCATTGTGAGCTAAGAGATGGCCTTCCCTATGTGAGCAGATCGGCGATTCTTGAACTGTTAACCAAGGATAAAATTGGAAGTGAGCGAACCATTGAGAACTGGATGTGCCCTGGAAGGAAGGGATCAATGATAAATGTTCTCATCGAAAATGAAGATATTACACCTTTTGAGCAGGGTTATAAAGTCACCGGAGTGGAGCTTTCAACCCTATTACTATTATTAATGTAGGGTTGAATATGGGTAAAAAAGGGCTAAAAACCCCCTCAAAACGTGTTTAGGGGGCGTGTTAAAAAATAAGGCTGTTAAGTGGCCTATTTTTAGGAAAACCCCCTTGTACCCCCTCATGGAATTAAACTCTGGAGGCACTATAAATACTGGAAACCCCCTCACCCCCTCTTTAAAGAAACGCGCACAGGGGGTCAAAATTGACAAAGACAGTCAACAACCCCCCCCCTACTCTCTCCTACTTAAGTAGGAGAGATAGGAAGGGGGTTTGATTGTGGGGCTTTTGTAGAGGCTTATCAATGTTTAATTAAAATAATACTTTACTTTTATTTTTACTGTAGTATACTAGAACCGTACCAAGAAAAAACCAACTAACAACAACCGAGGAAACAGAATGAAAAATGTAATCAAAGCAGCCATCGTAATCGCAATGATCTCATCAGCACCAGCAGCACAATCCGGTGATTATGAGAACGATTATTATCAACGCCAAATGTTAAGAGCTGTACGACAAGGAAATGCAGACAGAAGAAGGGAAGCAATAAATCGGAGGTCGGCCCAAATCTCTCGAGACAACAAAGCTGCCGATAGAGAAAGAAACCGCCGACAGGGATTGGGATTTCAAAATCAAAGGTATTATAATCCGAATCGTTATACATGGTGATCAAAAGCGACAAATAATAATTAAAATAATTTTGAGGATATAAAAATGAAAACAAATGTTAGCAAAAATGATTTTGTAGATAGCGAACCGTTAGACTGTTTCAGTTACGAGGCCAGAATCGCGCTGTGGGAGTATTTTGAAGAGTATGAGTATGGTACAGGCTATGAACTGGATTTCGACCCTGTAGCGATACGAGGTGAGTTTGTAGAATATTCAAGTATTGAAGACTTTTGGGAAGATTATAGCAGAGATGAATATACCACCTTACAGGCCCTAATGGATTACACCACGGTTATTGAAGTTAATGATAGTTGTTTCTTAATTGAGGCATTCTAAAGATGAGAATTAAACACGACTATGTACACTTACCTACCTATTCTGAGCGTTTTAAGCTATCTACAAGGCTTTTTCAGCGTCTAGCTAAAGTTCGGCAAGGGATTTTTATTTTCGTGGCTATAACGCTAATTTTGGCTGGCGAGTCAATTGCTGATGTATTGGCTGACTGGATATTAATATAATGTTTACAGAAATACCAGCTTCTCCTCGAAGCATTGCACAGAGAAAGCCTGTTTACGGCATTGGTACTAATGATGCTGATTACCTTACCAAGATAGAAAGAAATGGTAAGCGATACATGTGCCCTTTCTATACCAAATGGAAAGGCATGCTTGAACGCGGGTATTGCCCTAAGCTCCATAAACAACAACCCACTTATGCTGATTGCTCTGTTGCAGAAGAGTGGCATTTATTTAGCACCTTTAAAGACTGGATGCGGTCTCAAAACGGTCTTGGTCTTGAGCTGGATAAGGATATTCTGTTAATTGGTAATAGAATTTACTCACCTGAGACCTGTTGCTTTGTTACTCGACAAATAAACGGCCTTCTTAATGATCATGCCGCTGCGCGGGGTGAGTCCCCCCCAGGCGTTTGCTGGGATAAGAAGGCAAGTAAGTACCGGGCTCAGATAAGAATTCACGGTAAAAAAACGTTTATAGGACTCTTCACTACCGTTGAAGCGGCTGAGCAGGCATACAATGCAGCTAAAAAAGCATATATCATCGCGTGTGCTCAAGATCAACTACCGCACATAAAAGCGGGTTTATTAAGACATGCTGAGAGGTACACATGAAATATCCTATTCAATTTGAAACGCTTGGGGAGAAGCTTCTCTATTTCGTATCTGAATCTGAACCAAAAAGAAGAGAAGAAATAGAAATTCAAAAATATAAGCTTACGAGTCTTAAACAAGAAACATGGAACAGTATTAGTAAGGGTCTTATTGCTGACATCGGAGGGTATTTGTACCTTAGCGAGCATGGAAGAGCAAAACTGGAAGCGATAAAAAATAAAGATATGACTAAATTCAGTCAAAAACGTGTGCTTTCTGCTTTCAGGCTGCACGATAACTTTACTATTAGAGATGTTCTCTACCAGCTACATGTAGAAGAAACCCCGGTTAGGATGAACACTGTCAGGACCAGACTACGTGCGCTGATAGGTCTGGGGAAAATAGTGCGTGTGGGCGTTGGTGAGAAGAAGCAAATCTTGTATGCCAAGGCGACTACCGATAAGGGGCGAGAAAGGCAAGACTCTGCCGGTGTACAATTGAGAATCAGGAAAGAGGCACAAACTAAACAACGTTTAATTATTAGAGATTTTCAGATCGCATTGCCTGGTACACTCACAGCAGAAAGAGGCGGGTGCGGAGAAATAGTAATGAGGAGAAAAATTTATGGATAATCGAGATATGGTATTGACCACTATTTTTGTATTGTTAATGCTATTAATATTCGTCCCTCATGATTCTAGAGCATCAGAATCTGGCAGCAAGGATTTGAGCCGCCAAAATATCATTGACAGAAAATAAAAGTGGTGATAATATCAAAGGTAATTAACTTCTCCTCGATGTTGATTTAGTGACCCCTCTGGCCGAACCAAGTTTTAAAGCTTGTGTCTCGGCCTTTTTTTTGATATAAATAAACTATGAATACAAAATTAGAGATAATTTACAAGTCAGAGACTGACATCACGCCATATATCAATAACACCAGGACTCACAGCCCTGAGCAAATAGAGCAGATAAAAAGCAGTATTAATGAGTTCGGCATGTGTTCTGCTATCGGAATTCACAATGGCTCCATAGTCTATGGACATGCACGATTCATCGCCCTCAAACAACTTGGTTATACCGAGTTCCCCACGCTAGACCTGTCACACCTCTCCGATGCCCAACGAAAAGCCTATATCATTGCTGATAATAACCTGGCGATAAATGCTGGCTGGGATAATGAGCTATTGAAAATTGAACTGGGTGGATTGGAGGACCTTGAATTTGATGTAAGATTGCTCGGATTTGATGATGGGTTTATGAGCGGTCTAAACTTAGAGGTAGAACATGGTACTACTAATGCAATGGATGAATGGACAGGAATGCCAGAGTTTACACAAGATGATAAAACATCCTTCAGGCATTTAACCGTTCATTTTGCGAATAATGATGATGCTAATGAATTCTTTAGCATTATTGGTCAAAGTAATACAGACAAAACAAGATCAATTTGGTTTCCAGAAGCAGAGATAGAAACGACAGCAGATAAAGAATATTCATAATGAATCAGTTCCCAATATACATTCCCAGTAAAGGAAGAAGTGAGTATATGGTGACAAGTAAAGCACTGACCAGAATGGGAGTGGATCATTATGTTGTTGTAGAACCTGTAGAACGCCCAAAGTATCTAGCAGCAATAAAGAAAATGAAGCTGAAAGCTAGTATTGTTGATCTTAATTATTCGTTTAAAGAGGATTATGAGCTTTGCGATAATTTGGGTCTAGAGAAAAGCACTGGGCCTGGACCTGCTAGGAATTGTGCGTGGGATCACTCCAAAAGAAATGGTTTTTCACATCACTGGGTGATGGATGATAATATAGCAGGATTTAATCGGCTGAATAAAAACCTTAAAGTGCCTTGCAGAACTTCAGAATTGTTTACTGCAATGGAGGATTTTATATTACGTTATAAAAACATCGCGATGTCTGGGCCAAACTATTTCTTTTTTTCACCCAGAAAAGTAAAGCAAGAGCCATTTGTAACAAATACACGCATATACTCATGCAATTTAATCCGTAACGATTTGCCATTCAGATGGAGAGGCCGATACAATGAAGATACTATACTCTCACTAGATATGCTAAAAGCAGGATGGTGTACGGTTCAGTTCAATGCATTCTTACAAGATAAAATGCAGACCCAAAAATTAAAGGGTGGTAATACATCTGAATTTTATCATGCAGAGGGAGTAGTTGAAGAAGGAAAGAAATATTCAGACACTGGCACAATAGCTAAGTCAATGATGCAAGTAAAGGTTCATCCGGATGTTTCTAAAATAGTCCATAAATTTGGTCGTGTCCATCACCATGTTGATTACAGTTCCTTTAAAAATAACAAATTAATCAAATACGATAATGCAGTGATAAGGGATGGTATTTATAATTATGGGATGGAGTTGAAAAAGAAAAATGGTTAAAAAATACACTAAAAGAAAGGAGGGCGCGATATGACCAAAGCAGTAGGAAGGCCACTGATTAAGATAGATTGGGAGCTGGTGGATAGAATGTGTGGTATCCATTGTACCGGTGAAGAACAAGCAGGGATGTTGTCGATTGATTATGATACTTTGGATCGTGCTTGTCAGCGTGAAAAGGGTGTAAATTTTGCGGAGTATTTCAAGCAAAAGAGTGCTAATGGTAAGATGTCATTGAGGCGCAGGCAGTACACAGCAGCGATGGAAGGGCAACCGACCATGATGGTGTGGCTAGGTAAACAGTGGCTAGGTCAGACAGATAAGATAGAGTCTGATTTGAATGTTTCAGGTGGACTCAAAATTAGCTGGGACGAATGACCCCTGTTAAAATACCCTTTAAACCAAGACATCAACAGAAAGATTTATATGTCACATCAAAGCGTTTCAATGTCAACGTATGCCATAGACGCTTTGGCAAGACAGTTTATGAGATCAACAAACTAATCAGAATGGCTCTGACTTGCGAGCTTCATAACCCACGTTATGCTTATATTGCTCCTTTTTATCGTCAGGCAAAGAATGTCGCATGGGATTATCTAAAGCACTTTACTAGGCCTATCCCTGGTACTGTATGGAATGAGTCTGAGTTAAGAGCAGACTTACCTAATGGTGCACGTATTACATTATATGGTGGTGAGCCAGATAATCTGCGTGGTCTATATCTTGATGGTGTTGTTCTTGATGAGTATGCACAAATCAACCCGAGAATGTGGGCTGAGGTCATAAGGCCCGCACTGTCTGACCGTAAAGGATGGGCTGACTTCATCGGTACGCCACAAGGGCATAACAACTTTTACGATCTTTATCAGCACGCACTAAGCGATGAAGACTGGACAGCCAGGACATTCAAGGCAAGTGAAACAGGCATTGTAGATAGCGAAGAGCTGGAAGCTGCTGCAAAGGATATGACGCCAGAGCAGTATGATCAAGAATTCGAATGCAGTTGGTCGGCAGCTATACGCGGTGCTTATTACGGAAAGCTGATGACTGAGATGGAAGATGACGGTAGAATCTGTGCTGTCCCTTATGATCCTACGATGCGAGTGATAACTTCATGGGATTTGGGAATAAGTGATGCTACTGTTATTTGGTTTTGGCAAGTTTCGCGCACAGAAATAAGAGCGATCAATTGTCTATCCTTTCAAGGGGCTGGATTGCCTGAGATTATTAAGATTGTAAACTCAATGCCCTATGATTATGTACAGCACATCGCGCCACATGACATCGCAGTCAGAGAGCTGGGCAGTGGTAACAGCCGGATAGATATAGCACGTGATCTGGGTATCAAGTTTGAGGTTGCGAAGAAAACATTTGTGGCTGATGGAATCAATGCCGTTAGGATGATACTCCCGAAAGTCTGGATTGATGCTGAGAAATGTAAGACGGGTATCGAAGCGTTAAGACTTTACCGTACAGAGTATGATGATAAAAAGATGGTGTTTAAAGACAATCCATTGCACGATTGGTGTTCAGACTTTTGCGATTCAGTTCGTTATTTCGCAGTGACTCGGCACAAAACAGAACAGTTCTCAGGCGATGACTGGAATGAATCAATCAACAGGTAGCAGATTATGATGAACAAGAAAGAAGCAGCAGTACAGCAGCTAATCGAAGAAGAAGAGATGGCTAGCAATGATGTTGCTCCCATGAGTGATGCCGAGCTAGTCTCAGTCTGTACCCAAGAGATTTCACAGGGTCTGGGGGGAGAAAATGGAAGCGATAACCAGGAAATATCCCTACCACTCGAATATTATAATGCTCGTTTGCCAGGTATTTCAGCACGAAAAGCACGTGATCGCGACTCCTCTGTCTATGTTAGCGATGATTTAAGGTCAGCCGTTGAGTCTACGATGGCTGAGATAATGCCACTTTTTCAGACTAACGAGCTGGGTGTGTTTGATCCAGTAAGTGAAGAAGATGTTGAGCAAGCAGAAGTAGAAACTGCGCTATCAAACCATTTATTCTTTACAGAGTATAGCGGATATTTAATTTTACAAGAGCTGGTGAAAGACGCGCTGTTGAATCGCAACTGCACTGCTAAAGTCTATTGGGATGAGCGTGGCGAAGTTAGCTATGAAGAGTTGGACGGTATCCCCGCCATGGCTATCCCGCAAGTGCTACAGCCTCAGCAAGAAAATGAATCTGTTGAGCTAGTCGAGCAAGAAGTGGATGGCCAAGTAGAAATCCCACCAATGATTGACCCGATAACCGGGATGCCCGCGGACATGGGGCAGGTTATTGAGACCTATCGCGTAAAGATCAAGCGTATCAAGATGATTGGGAAGCCTGTCATAGAATCGATTGCGCCTGAAAATTTAGTTGTCGGATCAGATCATCACAGTCCTGTACTTTTTGACGCACGATTTGTTGCACACTCGAAAGTTGAGACAGCAAGCTCACTGATAGCGCAGGGTTTTGATCCCGAGGTCGTTAAGAAGCTACCGGATTATAATAGCGGTCAGGAATCCTCCTATGCCAGAAGCAACTCAGATTATGGCTCGGTTGACGATAGCACCATGCTCATCCAGGTATACGAATGTTTTATAAATATTGATTTCGATGGCGATGGTCTAGCTGAGCGACGAAAGGTAGTGATTGCTGGGGATGATACTCTATTAAGCAATGATGTCTGTGATCACACACCACTCGTTGGGGGTGTTGGCACGATTATGCCGCATGCCTATGAAGGTGTGAGTTTATTCGACAGATTAAAGGGTATTCAGGATGTTAAGACGAATCTGATCAGATCAGTCATAGACAGCACAGCGTTAAGCGCAAATCCTAGAATCGGAGTGGTGACTGGCGAAGCGAATCTCGATGATATATTAAGCAGCTCAACGGGTGGTATCGTACGAGTAACAAACCCTGGTGCTGCGTTCCAGTTTCCAAACCCAGAAGTCGGTCAATCTAGTTATTCATTGCTCAGTATGATGGATGCTCAGCGCCAAGAGCGTGGCGGTAGTGCAATTAGTACAGCTAATGCGGCACAGAGTGTATCTGGTGATTCTGCGCACGGCATAGAAAGGGTCATGAGTGCGATGGAGCTGGCGAATACATTAATAGCCCGCACGATTGCAGAGACAGTAGTGAAAGGTATCTTTATCACACTCCATGCTGTCATCAAAGCCAATATGAAATCACCAGTCAACGCTCGTATCGGTGGTAAGTGGGTAAATAGTACGCCTGCTGAATGGAAAGATAGACCAGTAGTAAGAGTCCAGATGGGCAATTCACATGCTAAGAATCAGCAGATGGCGGGCGTGATGAATCAGATTGCACAGGTCCAAGGAATGCTTGCACAAGCGGGGTCAGTATTATTCTCAGAAGAAAAGCAATATGATGCGCTGACTGATGGGGCTAAATACTCTGGGGTCACAACACCTGAGCGGTATTATGTAGACATTACATCACCTGAAGGGCAGCAAGCAAAACAGCAGCAAACTCAGCAGAAGCAGCAAGAAAAACAGAAGATGGACGAGGCTCAGCAGACAATGATGCAGGGTCAACAGATGCTTGCTCAGGCGGAGATGCTTAAAGGCCAAGCGGATATGCAGGCGAATCAGGTTAAGGTACAGAATGAGCAGTTGAAAGCTGAGATACAAGGCTTGAAAGAGCTGGCTAACGCAAACCAGAAGTCAGCAGAATTAGAATTCGATTACGCGAAGTTATATCTAGATAACCAACTCAAGAAAGAAGAAAACGAAAGCAAGCAGGCTTTGGAGC